GCTTGCCAAGCTAGAGCCAGATGACCAGTTGATATTGCAGATGAAGTTCCAGGAGCAGTTGAGCTTTGAGGATATTGCAGAGTCGTTGCATATCTCTCGCTCATCTTCTGAGCGTAGGATTAAGAGCGCACTGAAGCGCTTGATTAAAGAGCTAGGCGGACAGGATCCATGGGAAAGGAAGAGTAGTGCCGAAGTATGATTACCGTTGCAGCATCTGCAACATTGAGACAGAAGTAGAAGGCTCTATCCATGATGACATTGCAGCGCCATTGTGCTGCGGTATTCCTATGTCCAAGGTCTTTGGCGTAGTGCCTATTAAGTTCAACGCTGGTGGTTTTTACTCCACCGATAATCCTCGTAGATAGCACAAACCCCACCAGGAAAGGCTCTGGCGGGGCTATGCTGCTCATTCGCTAGACGGTTGAGCTACCGCGACTAAGGAAGGTTCTCCCCCTAGCTTGACGGAATACTTGGATCGCGTACTGTCGCAACTATACCATACGAGCTGTCGTCTATCTTACCACAATGCTTGGCATAGTCTTTGTGCAGCTGGTTGAGTGTGTTGTATGGGCCAATGGCGATAGCCACCTTGATGGACGGGTGTACCACGACAGCCATGTAGGCTGTACGGGCAGCAGTGATCTGCTCTACTAACTCCCACACCTTGATAGCCATATCCTCGCTACTGTCTGCGTCTGTTTCCAGTAGCGCAGCCATCTTTTTAATCTCACTTGGTTTAGCTTTCATATCAAATTAGCCCAACTGCTAGTCTCTCCGCCGTAGTTGTCATCCAGTTGCTGTTTGCCACACTCGGGACAGTCCCAACTGTTCCACTCTTTACCTACCCACACCATTACATCCTTAAACTCTTTCTCGCACCATGTGCAGAAAACATCCAGCTCTGTTTGATAATGAGAATCGCTCATGCCAAATCCTTCTTTCTTTCGTCCTCAATTTGTTGTCTAAGGATACTCTCAAACTCCTGCATAAGTTGCCAATACTCTGAGTAAGTTTCGCGTCCGTGCATAATCTCTAGCACTATAGCTTGCTTTTCTGCTTCCCAGTGTGGCTCAATAAATTGTTCGGTATTCATTACCAACCCCCTATGCAGTCGTTTGAGTGTGTATGTATGGAGTATTGCAATATGTATGCGCCTTTGGTAGGTGCGAATAGTTCAGTGCCACACGCACCGCATGATCCGTACCACTCCTGCGCCATAAAATCGTATGTCATTATCGTGCCTTTCTACGAATACGTTTGCGTTCTGCTTCGGTAGTTCCACCCCACCAACCAAGCTGGCTATACTTTACAGCATAGTCCAGACACTCTATCTTCACGGGGCAAGCAGCGCAGATACGAGTCAGGTTCTTAGTGTCCCGATCGTCGCCTTGGCCTTCGCCACTGGTAAAGAATAGGTCAGTATCTATGCCAGCGCAATTAGCTTGGTCTTTCCATAGCTCATCTGCTGGGTCGATGGCGGGATAATGTAGCTCATCCATTAGTACCACCCCTTGCGTATCTCATGGCGTAGCGCGAGACATGAATCGTTATTCCAGTGCAGCTTGATATACAACAAGCCCCAACGAATCTGGGTCTGGTAGTTCACCTTGTAATCGCTGCCCATCTGCGCCATCTTCTCTGCTGGTAGCGCTTGCGCAATGCCGATAGCTCTGCCTTGGGTTGTCTTGTCACCGACAGCGTTCACGCGCCAATTACTTTCCATGGTCCATAGACGATCTAGGCAGGCCCACTGTTTAGCGGTTCCACCCTGGCGCTTGTAAAGCGTCTTAGCGTAGCTCTTAGGGCTTGCTATACGCTCTGCCACGGGCTTAACCGAGAAACTAATCCAGCTCATAACGACCAGGACAACGATGGGAGAAAGGCAGAGAAACTTTCTGCGGGTACATACCCTGGCGTTGGTGCGGGGAGTGGTGGACATGTTAAACCTTTCTGTTCTGCGAATTTGCGTAGCTTTGATTGCCAGATAAAACCAAGATCCATGGTCTTTTCATATGGCGCTACGGTGTGGCGCTCATAGGGGAAAGTTCCACCCCATATGCCATGCTCATCGCGGTTATCTATAGCTGCCTGTAGGCAGGTTCGTTGGATAGGGCACGTGTTACAGATAGCTAATGCCAGGATAGTTGTGTCAATAATTTCTTGCGACTTTGGCTTTGGCTTTTCTCCCACGTTCACGCGAATCGCCTCGGGGAACCATATATCGCCGTCCATATCTCGACATGCTGCGGGTAGGTCGTAGTTAAATATCACTCGTCGCTCTCCCACGACGATAAAGCAAACTCTAACGCAACGCCTGCGAGTGTAGCTACAAACGCCAGAATAACGACAATCATTTGTCGCTCATTTGCTTTACGGCGCGGATGATGATCTGAATCTCCGCTGGGTCGCGGCCTAGTAGATTTACAATGTCTAGTCGCTCTTCCAGGACGCGGAGAACCTCTGCGATGGCCAGGTTCCAGCCCTGGACAAACCCGTCAGAGTGGGCGATGACATATTCTTTAGAGGGTTTTTCTGTCGTTTCTTGTGACATGGTATGTATAGCCTTTCTGTCGCTGAGCTACGGCGGAATGTCCGCCGTGTTGGTACTGGGTCACACTATAAAATAATCCCCGACATGTCAAGCACGCCGAGGGTTATTTATTGCGAGTTATTTATCTTGACAGTTGCACTGATCCTTTAGTGGTCGCAGACAGTCTCCGCACATCGGCGGGCAACCGTGAGACACGCCCCACTCTTTAGCCTCTCCGCATATGTCGCAATTCATGCGCTCACCTGCTCGGCATAAGCTAGCGCGGTCAGTACCTGCACGGCGCTCTCGTGGAAGTGTTGCTCGGCGAAATAGCCCTCGCGGTCGTAGAGGCTAGCCTCGCTCTTGTGCCAGCGGATAAGGTCGGCTAGGGTCACGATAACACTCCCGTCTTCTCCACCGAGACAGACTCATACAGTGGAATAGTTAGCCCGTTATGATCGGCTACGGTAAGCGCCCAATCGATAATCGGCACGTCTCCTATCTCGTTGTCGTGTTCGTGGTAGCACAAGATATTAATAACCCACTGGCTACCATAAAATTTCACTTCATATTCGTATTCGGTCATAGTTCAGCCTCTTTCCGTGAAATAAGGGTAAATTGTCCCCCGCATGAGCAGGCGATAATCGGCGCGAGCGTGGTGATATGGGTTGCGAGTGAGTCGCAATCGGGGCACACCATTTCATAGGAGATAAACGGCGCAAGGTCGCAGGCGTGGCTAGTGGATCGGTCGTACTGTCCGCACGCCCCGCACAAGTTCGCGACGGCGTGGAGAGAGCAATAAGTCTCCCCGTCATCTTCTGTAAAGTAGTCGCGATCCGAGCCTGACCAGTCACACTCGGCGCATATATAGAGCGCGTTCACTCTTCAGCCTCGCAACATGACGGCGTATTGTATCCCCCGCACGATAGGCACGGGTCATCGAGTGCGGTAACGTCCCAATCTTTCCAATTATATTTAGCGCCTACGGGGGCAAGGTAGGAGACTAGATCAACCCCGCATAGGCACTTGCCTATTTTCGCGTGAGGGTAAGTCTCTACCCCGCCGTAAGGTGCGTGTGTGTGTTCGCTCATGCGTTGTATTCCTCTTCTGTAGCGGGGGTAAGTGTGAAAGTTGCGCCCATAGGTTCGTCGTGTGAGTATCGGGTTATTGTTAGATCCTTGCCCGATAAGGTAAAGACTAATCGCCACTCGCCCGAGAAGATAAGCGAGTCGCGAAGAGCTGTATAGGTCGCTTCTATGACCTTGTATCCGCTACGAGCCTGCCAGCCCATGCGCCGACCTTCTAGGCGCAGGTAGCTAGGATCGCCGTTAGCGGTCATGAATTGCGGGATGAGCCATTCTTCTAACTCTTCCACCTTGTAAAGGTAACAATCGCCGTCACAATAATTGATGAAACTTGTCTCATTGTCACACTCGACACAAGCCATGTCCTCTTGCACTAGCCCGCAATCGTCGCAGATTCTGCACTCACAATCCGAGCTTAGCTCGACCTTCATCAGCTCTTGTGTAGTCATTATTCTGTAACCTCTTCTAACTCTTCAGCCTTGCTGTAGGCATAGGCTAAAATTCGATAGGCTAGACCTTGCATAGCGACGAATAAATAGTGAGAGTTAAGATCGGTTAGGGTCGGATTAACCTCGCCACCGAAAAATTCTTGCACCTCATCATCTAATTCAGGACGTGCCCATAGCGCGAGTGCCTGCACGCGCTTATTTATGGTGCTGTAGTAGTCTTCAACCTCGCGGTCAGCAAGATGAATAGAAGGATCGGTGACCGTGTCCTCGGTGTAGTCGTCTTCATCATTTAGCCAATCTTTAGCGCACCTTGCCATGTCGGCAATCTCGCTCATCCAATCCTTGCCCGCTACGTGGTCGGGCATTTCATCCCATAGCTCATCGAGTGAATTGTTAGTGAGATTTTCTTCTGTAATAGTGTCTAGTACTTTCTTAATCTCTTTACCTTGCATTTTTTCCTCTTTCTAGTCGTGAGAGTGCTTGATCTAAGACTCTCGCACCTTCCACGGCGTGAACCGTGGAAAGTACGCCAGCATTAGCCTAAAAATACCTTGCCGTGCATGAGTACAGTGATCGCGATAGCGGGGGATAGGTAGAAGGCTATCCGAACCACTAAGCGAACATGATAGTAGACGGGCGCGTGTTGTCGCTTCATGCTGCGATAACCGTCCAATCATCGGCAAACGAATCGCCAGCGGCGAATCGGATCCACTCGTAAGCGTCCAGCCAATAAAAGATTAGTTCATCCGCTGGGTGTTCCTCTAGGTCGCGCTCTAGCCAATTTTCAGGGATAAGGGCGAAAGTGCGTTGCGCGCTGGTGTTGTCTGTACCGTCCTCGTTCCAGGCAACCAGGGCGGTGCGGGTGAGGACAGGCTCTCCGCCGATCACTATAATTTCCTGGCTCATGCCTGAACCATTTTCGTGACAATCTTTAGCGGAATTGACTCGTTCGCGCGATAGGTCGCGAGCTGGGCGAGTGCTTCCGCTTTTGTGCTTTCGGTGGTGAGCATTTCCCAGCCGTAGCCGTAGTTACCCTGTATTTCATATTCATATTGGATCATAATTCCGCCTTCATGTCGTAGATCATGGCGCGAATGGAAGCAGCGTGGGAGAGAATCTCCGCGCGCTTAGCTTTTGGCACGACATTATCCAGGAGAGCTGTATCTAAGTCCTGGGAGATAGTTTCCAGAGTTTCCAGGATTTGCGCCCTGGAAATGCGATCCGTGTTCATGGTTAAAGCCTTTCTAGTCGGTGACCTGTCATCTTCAGGCGGGTTAGGTCAGTTACCCGCGACACCCCAGAGGGGTGTTTCGACTTTATGCCTGGGCGTGAAAGCTAGCCAGGAAAGCGGCGTGACGATAAGCCAGGATAGCCTCATAAATGCTTCCGATCTTGCTGGCTGGCTCGTAGCCGTTCATCATCCAATTATAATTAAGGATTTGCATAGCCTGAAATTTGTCTTTCATGTCCAGGGCGTTATCTTTAGCCAGGTCGGAGAGTGCTGCGATACGTGGATCATTAGCCAGGGCGATAATCTCTGAGCGAATTGCGTTTGATACGAGTGCGGTCATTTTGAGCCTGCTTTCTAGTCTGTCGGCTTGTGCCGATGACCGAATCATGCCGCCAGGCTGCGCTTATGTCAAGCCACTTTTAGGCGTAAGTTGATAACAATTTGATAACGAAAGTATGTGATTTATACTGTCAAGCCAGGACGATATTCGGCGTGTCGTGAGCCTGGAAAGGGTCAGGATATGGTAATGCGAAAAATGGCGTTTGGTATACTTATCCCGATCCACTCGAAAGGGGGTGAAACATGACAACAAAAAAGAAATGCCTAGAGCTTGCTGCCCAGCATGGCATGACAATCGACTACAATTCGTCACGCGGTAGTTATTTTTTCCATATCTCGCTGCCAGCGGGTCTGGGATTTATGGGACAGACAGGTCTAACGATGTACCTATCGGACGGTAAAAGCGCCGCGGAATTGTGGCGCGAGTGCTGGACAGACTTACAGGTCTGCCTGGAATACCAGCCCTGGGAACGGCTAGAGGATTAGCCCCAGGACAGAAAGCCCCTGCTACGGTGGGGGCTTTTTTCATGCCCTGATCCGTCCAGGGGGTAATCGGTTTAAGTCCTGGAAGCTTTTTGCCGCCGCCGAATATGCCCGTGGGTCGTGCAAGGGTCGTGTAGGGACAGTCCCACCACCCACCCACAAACGCCCCGCAAACATCCTCAAACGGATTTATAACGCTCTATTTATAAACAATCATCCACAAGCCACCACAAGCGCGGGCTATCCAGGCGCTGCACTAAGTCGATATGCGGCAGGCAAACGCACCGATTCTGCCAGGAAAAAGGGGTTAATCGACCTGGGGAGTTTTAATGTGCGCGCCCGCTGTATGTAACTATCAACCAAACAATTTTTTCTAAATATAGGATCTGCGGGCCAATGTGACAAAAATCTTTTTTCTGAAAGTAGTATAAAATACTGACTTTAGATATTGTGATGTAATTCACAGGAACAAAAGCGGGACAAAACGAGTTTTTTGACCCTTAATATATATAGAGGGTTTTGTAAGCATGGAAAAAACCCGATGACCAAAACGGGGGCTACGCCCCCTTAAATAAACCTATGGTAACCAAGCGGAGCTTGGGTATGTATAGATCATATATATGACCATAGGTATATCGTTTTCCACAGGCAGGGCTGCGCCCAGCCCCCTAAGTTATTTCCATAGGGATTACCATAGGGTCGGCATAGCCGCCCCGTCAGGTTACCAACCGTAGGTTGATGACCCATAGGCCGCGCGCTAGTCGCGGCGGGATATTTAGGGTAGGTGAGATGTATGGCTAAGCCATCGGCGAATAAGTACAAGATCGCGCCAGACTCAACTATCTCGGCCAGCCAGGCCAAGCAGGTCATCGTTGAGATGATTACCAAAGGCTACAGCATCGCAGATGCTGTTAAGGCTACAGGTAAGTCTATCAAGTCCTATGAGTATTACCGCGCTTCAGACGCGCAATTCAAAGAGGCGGTTGACTTAGCTCGCGCCGTCCAGCGCCGAGACGGCGTGATTAGCGACGAAGACGCGTCCATTAGCTTTGAGGACTTTCGGGCCAAGTACCTCAACTCCAAGACCTTTGACCACCAGCGCAACATTATCTCAATGTTGGAAGAAGGCAAGCCTGCGTGGGTTCACCCCAGCATGACCTACGAAGAGGGCTTTCCCAACTACGTCCTGGTGAACATGCCCCCTGAGCATGCCAAGTCGATGACTGTCTCTATTGACTACATCACTTACCGTATCTGTATAGATCCAAACATCCGTATCAAGATTGTTTCCAAGACCTTGACAATGGCTAAGGACTTTCTTTACGCTGTCAAGCAGCGCCTGACTCAACCAGCCTACGCTGAGTTGCAGCGTCGCTATGCTCCTGCCGATGGTTACAAAGAAGCGGCAGATAAGTGGACGCAGGATGCGATTTACCTAGAGCGCGACTCGGGTGAAAAAGACCCTACGCTACAAGCGCTGGGCATCGGCGGACAGATTTACGGCGCACGTGCTGACTTGATTGTTCTGGACGACTGCGTGACCTTGGCTAACGCCAACGAATACGAAAAGCAGATTCGCTGGATACAACAGGAAGTTTTAACCCGTGTCGGTCCCACAGGCAAGATTCTTGTCGTGGGTACTCGCGTCGATCCGATTGACCTATATCGCGAGATGCGTAACCCTGACCGTTATCCAGATGGCACATCGCCATGGACATACTTGGCTATGCCAGCGGTTCTTGAATTTGCCGATGACCCAAAGGATTGGGTTACCCTATGGCCACGAAGCGACAAGCCGTGGTTAGGTGACGATGCGAATATCGGGCCAGACGGATTGTATCCGCGCTGGGATGGACATAACCTACGCAAGCGTCGCGGTGTTCTTGACCCAAAGACATGGGCCATGGTCTACCAGCAGCAAGACGTGGAAAGCGAAGCAGTCTTTTCGGCTGAGTGTGTTCGCGGTTCCGTATCGGGCATGCGAGCCATTGGGCCTTTGCTACCAGGTGCGCCTGGTCACCCACAACATTTAGGCAGCAGCTACACCATCTGCTCTATGGACCCAGCTATGTCGGGAGATACATTCTCCATCGCCTACTCAGGCGACAAGACAACAGGCAAGCGGTACATCCTAGAAGCATCACGCATGCCAGCTCCTACGCCCCAGCGTATTCGCGAGTTGATTTTTGAATGGACAGACAAGTATCGTCCATCGGTCTGGGTGATTGAGAAGAACGCATTTCAGTTGTTCCTCACCATGGACGAAGAGATTAACCGCTTCCTTGCTTCACGCGGCATACGCCTCGTTCAGCACTATACAGGTGCAAACAAGATGGACGCTGAGTTTGGTGTTGCTTCAATGGCACCACTGTTCGGCACCATGGACAAGCTTGGTGCGCATATGAAGAACAACCTTATAGATTTGCCACGGTCCGACAATGAAGGCATTAAGTCGCTCATAGAGCAGCTCATCACGTGGGCACCTGGCACTAAAAATAAGCAAGACGGCTGCATGGCCCTCTGGTTCGCGGAAACGCAGATGCGTGACTACATCAACCAGGCGGGTGCTTACGGCCACTCCTTTGTGAAAAATCCTTTTGCTACCAGATGGCAGAATGAAAATCGCAAGGTAATTAACCTAGAAGAATATCAACGACGACAAGAACAGCAAGCGGCTAACGGGGGGTACTTATAGTGCTAGAGATTGACGTAATCTCGGACAAGCTCAAAAAGCTTCGTGCGCATTACTACGCTCGCGATACTCGCTACGATGATCTGCTGGCTATCCGTCAGGGTAAGCTTGACCAGGTATTCCCTGGCATGTTCTCTGAGGACTATCCAAAGCCAATGATTGCCAACTTCATTGACGTTGCAGCTCGCGACGTTGCTGAAGTTATCGCGCCTCTTCCTGCCTTCAACTGCATGACGACTAATACCGTCTCGGATGCAGCCCGCCGTCGCGCCGACAAGCGCACCATGATTGCCGCTGGCTACCGCGACACATGCAACCTTCAGACCATGATGTACTCAGGTGCTGACCGTTACTTGACCTTTGGTTTTCTTCCATTCTTGATTGAAGCTGATTACGAGAACAAGCGACCAATGATTCGCATTGACTCGCCTATTGGAGCATACCCAGAGTTTGACCGCTTTGGTAAGCTTATCTCCTACAGCAAGCGCTACATCAAGACAGTCCGTGAATTGATTAACGACTTTCCTGAGCATGAGAACATCATCCGTGGTCAGTACGAGAACCGCAACTCTGAGCGCATGCTGGAGATGTACCGCTATCAGGATAAAGACCAGCTCGTCCTGTTCTTGCCAGAGCGCAACAACTTTGTTTTATCAAAGGTTGCTAATGACCTTGGTGAAATTCCTGTCGCTATCGCGCTTCGTCCTGGCGTTGACTCAGACGAGCATCAACGTGGACAGTTCGATGACATTATGTGGGTACAGGTTGCCCGTGCCCGCTTCGCTTCACTCTCGCTAGAAGCAGCGCAGAAGGCAGTACAGGCACCATTTGCTTTGCCATCAGATGTTAACGTTCTGGAGATTGGCCCAGATGCGACTATTCGCTCTGCCAACCCACAACAGATTCGTCGTGTGGATCTAAACATCCCACCTGGCATTTTCCAAGAAAACGAAATTCTTGACCAAGAAATGCGTACTGGTTCACGTTATCCAGAAGGTCGCCTTGGTCAGCAGTCAGGTTCTATCGTCACTGGTCGTGGCGTACAGGCACTCATGGGTGGCTTTGATACTCAGGTCAAGACTGCGCAAGCTGTCTTTGCTGAGACATTTAAGGAAGTTATCCGTCTGTGCTTTATGATGGACGAGAAGCTCTTTGGTGATGCTACTAAGGAAGTACGCGGCATTAACGCTGGCGCTCCTTATGCTATTACCTACACTCCAAAGGAAGATATTAAGGGAGATTACTCCTGCGATGTAACCTATGGTTTGATGGCTGGTCTTGATCCAAACCGTGCATTGGTATTCGGCTTGCAAGCCCGTGGCGATAAGCTTATCTCACGCGACTTTTTGCGTCGTCAAATGCCGTGGGAAATGAACGTCACCCAAGAAGAAGAGCGTGTTGAAGTAGAAGAGTTGCGCGACACTTTGTTGCAGGCAGTTGCTTCTTACGCTAACGCTTTGCCTCAGATGGCAATGCAAGGACAAGACCCATCTAAGGTTATCAACGCTATTGCAGCAGTTATTGTTGGTCGCCAAAAGGGTGACCCAATCGAGGAAATTGTAGCTAAGGCCTTTGCGCCTGCACCACAGCCACAAGTTTCCCCAGAGGAAGCAGCCGCTGGTGAGGCTCAAGCCCCAGGTCAGGCTCCCGCTGGGGGCGCGCCTCAAGGACAGGCTCCAGGCATGCCTGCTCCACAACAAGCGCAAGGACCTGCATCATTGCAGAACTTGCTCGCAGGCCTATCATCTTCTGGATCACCGCAGCTTGCTGCGTCAGTGTCCAGACGCTCACCAGCCTAACGTTACTGGCGAGATAACCAATCCCTATAGGAGAATAACAATGGCAACAAAGTCAAAGCTCGGAGCATCTGTTCCAAAGCCAGCATTGCAAGGTGGACACGGTTCATCTGCTGCTGTTACACAGAAGACCGCAATTCAGAAGAAGGCTGGCCCAGCAAAGACTGGCAAGTCTGACATTAAGTACACCGTGCAGCCAGCAGGAACCAAAGGTTCAAGCAAGGGCGCTAAGTAAAAATTGGATAACGAAGACAGCGACGCATTTTATGAACCGATTACATTCTGGGATGTAGTCGCTGTCTTTACCCATCTTATCAAGGATTTAATCCTTAGCTTTACCAAGTTTTTTGATGTAATGGAGCAAGTGTTCTTACATCAAGCAAATGTCGTGGCTAGCCGCAGGGCTTTTCACGATGATGTTGTCCGTACCATTGAGACTATTACAGAGGGTGAGTAAATATGGCAGGCAAAGGCGGCTACCAAGCTCCAGCTAAACCAGCTATGCAATCTGGCCCAGGCTCATTAAGCCAACGCACCGATGGCGGACCTGCATCTAAGCAAGCAATGCGTTATGTATCTGGCATGCCTAACTATGGCGATGGTACAGATATGATGCAGATTCAAAGCGGTGCCCCAATGGCTGCTACGCCTAATCCTGGACAAGCTCCCGCTGCTGGTCAAGCACAACCTGGCGTTCCGCCACAAGGCTTTATCGGCGCACACCAGCCCAACCCAGCAGAGATTATCACCTCTGGTGTTGGTGGAAACACACCTGGCCCTGGTCCAGAAGCACTTAACCTACCTTCCACGGCAGGAATTAGTGGCGCACAAAGCGCTCTTTCTCTGCTCAATCAGCTAGGTAACAATGCTTCACAGCAAGTTAAGGCTATTCGTACAGCTCTTGCTGCTCATGTGAACAATACTGCACAAGCTCCTGCCCCTACAGCAGCATCAGCTATGGCTACACCAGCCCCGATGGCAGGTAACCAATAACAGATGACGGCAGACATTACGCCTTCTCCCGAAGCATCTGCTCTAGCGAACAATTTAGACGCTTTAGCTGCTAACGGGCACACAAACTTAGACCCTGTACTACAGGCCACGCTTGCACAAAACGGATCAACAAGCACCGTTCTTGCAAATGCTGGCGTAATGCAGGCAGCAGGTGCTGATTCTACAGCCACGCGTACTTTGTCTGACCCTGTTGTTAATCAACAGCCTAGCCTGCTACAAAAGGCTGCTTCATTTTTGCACAACCAATACGGTCCAGTGCCACTTCTTACCTCAGATGTAACATCTGTTCAGCAAAGCCTGCAATCAAAGGGCTACGCCCAAGGATTAACTCCTGGCGCGTGGAACAGCCAATGGCAAGCAGCTCTTAATCAGCATGCTTACGATGCAAGCGTTGCCCCAGGCGTAGGCAATGTTAAGTCACTCCCATTATGGGAAAAAGTATTGCAGCAAATTGCACCAACTGGCTGGTCTAGCACTGTTGTCCACGCAGTAGGGCATTACATCGCTAACCTTCCAGCAGAAGGCCGTCAGATGCTTGCCGACATTGGTGGTCAAGCATTGGCATATGCCAAGCCATCGAGCGCAGCAGATGCTGCCGTTCAGTTTGGCATACCTGGACTTAACCCATCAAACTTAATTAAATTTCTTAACCCAGGCGTTAGCAAGCAAGACCAAGCAACCCTTAACGCCAACCAAGATAAATATACAGCTCAGATTGAAAACATCCTTGGTGGCAAAGTAGATCCTTCTACCTTGACAGAAAAAGAGCGCACAGCTAGAGCTGCACACGATTTGGGCCTTGCTCTTAATTTTATTTCCGCAGCGTCTGCTGGTAAAGCAGTTGTAAGCTCAGTCGGCTTGGTTGGAAAAGCAGTAACAGAAAACGCCCTTGCTGGCGAAGGTATTACAACAGCAGCCAAGGACCTTGTTACTCGCTCACTTCCTGCCGAAGTAGCGGCAGCGCCAAGCTTTCCTATCGTTAAAACTTTGTATCAGACTACCCCAGAAGGCAGCTCTGGCCTGCTTCGCTTTATGGAAAACGTTCCTGTTCTCAAGCGTATGCTTCCAGCGGTTGACGCACTTGATGCTGAAGGCAGCAAGTACTACGCATTTAGAAACTTTCAAGCCAGCCTTATGCGTAACCCCATTTGGCAGGTTGCAGCACAAGCTCAGGCTAAAGGCTCGCTTGCTGGTCTAGCAATGACTGGGATTGGCGAGACTGAAAAGAAGCTTGGCGTTACTGGCGCTAATGCTGATCTTGCAGCTCCTTATCAGGGCGCATTTGCTAATGCGGTTAACACCGCTAGCATGTTTATGGGCGCACCTACCATTGGCGTAAAAGCAACTCAGAATGTTGGCCAGGTTGTCGATGCTGCTCACGGAGCTTTGACTGATGCTCTTGGTCCTATTAACATGGACTATGTTGTCAAAAAGGGTCTTGGTATTCCTCTGGCTGAACTGCAAAAGAACCTCGGCACAGAATTTGTTAACGACCATTTTTTGAACACAAAGGTTAATCAGTTTGCCGCATCTCACTACGCAGAGAATATGCTGCAAGATGCTGTCAACGCTGGCACTGTAGACAAAAACTCTACCGAAGCTACCAAGCTATTTAGCCAATATGAGCATGAAGCTTTGTCTGACCCAACGGGTATTCTTGCTCAGTCTCGCGAGTCTTTGGTTCGTCAGCCATTGGTCTTGGCTAATTACTTCCGTAAGGACCAGGCAAACATCCTTGGTCTGAATGTTCGCAAGGGCATTGAAGAGCCATACGATATTACAGCAAAGAACAAAGACCGCTTCTACGCTGCAATGAACAACCTCAAGGCTGCTCACGAAGATGTAGCTACAATGCTCCAAGACGAGCATCGTAACCTTTTCCATGGCTCTAGCACCCAGACCAATGTGGCTGACTTGCTTAGCAACGCATTGCGCGAAAACTGGGGCAAGCGTCAAGTACCATTTAACGACCTTGTTAAGACCGAGGATAACCGTAACGAGTGGGAGAAGTTCCTAGCCCCTGGTAGCCCAGTCAAGGTTATGAAGGCTGAAGCTCAACCACCTTTGTATCACGTCAACGGCAAGGTAGCAGAAGCTTTCCCAGAGCCAAAAGCTTTGGCTACAAGCAACCGTTATGGCAGCGGAGTACGCGCTACTGACGATGCAGCATTTGCTGGTCGCTCAGCACAAAATGTTTATACTCTTCGTTACAAGCCAACAGACAACGAAAACCCAACCTTCCTTGACCTACGCGCTAAGAACGCAAATGCCGTAGCGGACAAGATTAAAGAAGTTCAAGGAACTAACCAGTTCCGTGACGACTTAGGCTTGATGCAACCAGGCAAGGGCAAAGATACTCTTGTTGGCGTTGATAAGTCTCAATACAGCAAGGAATACAAGAACCTTGCCAAGATGCTCAAGAATACTAAGAACTATTCTGGTCAGGACATTCTTGATGCTTACCGCGACGCTCTTGGAGCCACTGGCAAGCTCAGCGCAAAGCAAATCGATGATCGCATTGCTGGCGTTACTAGCGGTGCTGTTACTGATGGCGGACATGCTGGCTACAAGTTCCTTGATTCAAAGGGCAATACCGTACATGTTGTCAACCCAGAAAAGACTGTTGCCAACATTACTCAGCTTGACCCAAACTTAACCAAGGAAAGCCTTATTCCAGGCTACCTTTCACAGAACAACACTGTAGCTCGCGGAGCTTTGGGCATTGCTCGTAAAGATACTTTCATCCAGCAGGATGCTCAAAAAGCGGCTAATAAGTTCTTTGCTCGCTTGGCTAATGATGGACATGAGAACGAAGTATCTCAAGCTCGCTCCACATTACAGATTGAGGGTCGTCAACTAGCTAAAGACCCAATGGCTAAGGTTGATAATCCTTTGCCAAAGATTGCTCAAGAAAACCTCAGCAAAGAAGGACTAAACGTTCTCAACGAGGCTCGCGGTATTCTTATCAAAAAGCTCGGCTTTTCTCCGCTAGAGGTTAACAAGCTTGACCCAATAGGCGCAGTTTCACTCCTATGGCGTGAGTCACGCAACCTTGCCTCAGAGGCTTTCTTGCCAGTTGGCGCACCAAAGGTGCTGACAGATGCTGTTGACCGCCTTGCTGAGAAAGGCTACCGCCCTGTTCTTGGTACAGACATTGGCCATGCTTACGAGCGTCCTATACTGCATCCTGTTATTGCGGACCAGCGCACATCGATTCTTCGCCGCGCTGCTCTTGCACTCAAGTTAGATCCTACAAAGGTCAGCGATATTACCGTTGCTCAGTCAAAGGATATTGCTCAAAAGACTGAAGTTGATAAGCTGTTTGCCTCTGGCAAAGTACAGCCAGTCACAGGCGATAACTCAAGCACCGTTCTTAACATTCTTCGCGACTATGCTCGCTCAGGCGCAAGCACAAACAAGGTTGGCAACAAGGTCGCTAATGCTATTCGCGGCTGGGGCCAAGGCAAGCGCGAACAACTTGTTACTCAGCTCATGGGCAATACGGATCACATGACCGTAGCTGAAGAGCGTGAGCTAAAGCTTGCTGCTGAAGCAAAGGCTCAGGAGATATTTGGCGCACAGCGCCGAGTAACAGACCTAAGCTTTAACCAGATGGTCAAGGCTTTAACTCAACCTATCGCCAAAGCTGGTAAAGATTACTTGGGCAATACTCAACCTCGTTACAGTATTGAAGATGCTCGTAAGATTGCTAAAGCCGTTATGGTTGGAACCGCTAAAGCTCCTGGCTACACCATGGGCTTGGGCAAGTCAGAGGATTTTATTCGTGCTTCTGGCGCTATGGCAACCAATGCTACAGCTTCATTCTTTGGCAAGGTTCCACTGCTCAAGAATTACAAGATTGGCGAAGGCCCTATAGCTAATGCGATTACATCGCTACCTAGCAACTTAACGGCACTTCGTAACCAGTGGCGCTTTGACCTTAATCCTATCTTTGCTTACCGTCGTTTAGCCAAGACTAACGTAAAGGCTGCAACAGAGGGTATTCCTCTAGCTCGTAACCCTTATCAAGCTATGGTTAACCTTGGCATTAAGGATGATGCGTACAAGGTTCTTCAAAGCACTATGCCAAAGGTGTATCAAAAGGCAGAAGAGCTTGATTCTCTTGACCGCTTCTTGCAGCAGAACGATGTTTTTAATGTCTATAACCCAGCTCATAATATGGCTTGGCAGGCTTATCACCTCAAGCAAATGGGCTATGACGATGCAACGATTACCCAGAAGCTTGAGAAGATTAACACCTATGGCGACCGTTCTCCATTAGAGCGTACAGTCAACACTGTCTTTTATCCGTTCTCGTTTAACAAGACTTTGTACAAGAACATCGGCGGCTATATTCTTGACCATCCTGGCGAAGCTGCTTTGCTCAACGCAGGCTTTCAGCTATATAACCATTTAGATCCAAACAACCAGCAACCTGGCAATGGATTACAGGGTTGGTTCAACAAGTACCTGCCTATCATCCAAGACCTTCAAAAGCTCAACGCTTTTGAGCATGGAACTGGATTGGGTCAGTTCGGTGGTATTAACGCACCATACTTGCAGCAAACTCCATACATCAAGGAGTTTATGAACTTGTTTAGCCCACAGGCAGTTACACCAGCTAACGCTCCTGGCATGCTCAAGACAATGACTCAGATGGTTCCAGCCCTGAATGAGCTGAACGGTTTGCTGTTCAATGTCAACCTCACCACGGGTGCAGCTAATCCTGGTGGCGTAGGCTCAGGTCGTTTGGTCGAAGCTGCCAAGACTGGTTTTTGGGCAACTCAAAACCTTGTTGAACATTCCAAGGATTTGCTCAAGCATTTCATTGGTCAAAAGACTAACCGTGTTTTCTATACATCCCCGCTTCCAGATGCTGCACAAATACAGGCTGGCTCAGATGTTGTATCAGCTCTCAAGGTTCAGCTTGCTGGCTTGATGGGAACTGGTCAGACATGGCCTACCACTGATGATGTGCCAAAGGCTGTTCGTGGCTTGCCATATAACGCAGCTAGCTTTGAGCAATATGCTCATGCCATGTACCCAGCCTATACGCCTGGTGGTGGGGTGGGCGTTGCGGTTCAGAAGGCAGCAGCAGCTGTTACTTATGTGCAAAACCTGCAAGGCACTTTCCGTTATGACGCTTACAAGCAGTTCCAGACAGATGCTTCAAAAGTTGTAACAAAGCTTAGCCGTACAACAGATGCAGCAGCTATTCAAAATATGACAGCGCCAATTCGTGATTTGGCGGTCAACATTGCAGAACAAGACCCGCAGTTCATTCAGTTCTATAACAAGTTCTTTGAGTCTGCACTAGGTCCAATCGAAGGGTTGAAGAAATAATGGGAACAAGGAAAATTGCAGTGCCTGCCAAAACGCAGGCGCAGGCCGATACTGCTGCTGGTGGCAATGGATCCAGCGGCGGTACCCTTATTTCTAGCCTAACTTCTGCAAAAGCTTTTGCTTCAGCGCCTATTAAGAACGACTACGGCTTTGTCATTAATGGCGCAACTCCGCCTACCATTACTGGAGCGCAGTTAGTTAGCGCGCTTAGCGACCCAGCGAATAATGCCAAAGCTATTCAAAGCATGACTTTAGATGTGTCAAAGGTTCATAACTCAATGCCAGGCTTAGCATCAATTTCTACTGACGGTAACCTTACTCCAAATGAAATTAAATACCTTTCTGGCTTTGCCAAGCAGACGGTAGATTCTACCCCGAAGGGGCAGACAGCTTCCATAGCCGCTAAAGTCACAGATAGCATCAACCCTCAAGATGTTACCCCATGGGCCATCAACACAACCATCAATAATAAGGATATTAGCCAGCCTAATATCCAGGCTAGCACGAATTTAATTAATACCATGTTTAATGACCTTCTTGGTCGCAATGCAACAAACGATGAGATTAGCCGCTACACCGATGCTTACACAAAGTACGCAGCGGCTAACCCTGTATCTACAACCACGGGTGGTAGCACATATGGCATTGTCCAAGTACCTACAGCTTCTGGCACTGGCGTTGGAGTAACTAACCGCTTGCTCAAGTCCAGCCAGAATGAAACTACAACCTCAACAGGTTTGTCAGAACAAGATTACATTCAAAATCAAATTCGCCAGTCGGGTGAATATGGTGCTGCTCAAGGTGCTGGAAAGGCTTTTGATAACCTCATGCAACTTGCTAGAGAAACAACAGGTGCTGCATAATGGCCGCTAAAGGTAAAGTTATCGGTAGCGTTCCTGGAACCACCCCAGATGCAAAGCCCGTAACAACGGGCACCGACATTTCAGCAGGCGGCGCGGCCGCAGGATTACTCCCATCTGGTGTACCTATATCCGAGCAAATTCTTCAAAAAGATTATGCTGCCCAATATGCGTTCTGGCACCAGGATGATATTAAGGATGCTAACGGCAACGTTATTGGTCTTGGACCAATCGGCACATTCTTTGAAAAAGCCATTGACCCACAAAACGACTGGGTTAGCAATGCAGCTACATTCAATGCTCGACTTGTTTCCGACCCAGCATGGAAAGCCCTTGGTGGTGCAGAAGGCCTTACGGCCATGCGCACCAAGTTCACTGATCCAACCACTTGGGCAGAGTCAGAAAAAACTCGTTACTCTGAAATTCAGCAACTTGCTACAAGCAAGGGCTATACCCTTACGCCAGACCAAATTCAAGGCCTGACAGATACTTCTCTTTTCCAGGCTTATGATAGCGGAACTTTTAACAACACTGGCTACACCAATAATCTTCTTGGCCAAATTGTTAACATCGCAACAAAGGCAGCTGTTGCCCCAACTGGCGGTACTGGTCAGCAGACCATTAACACCCTGCGTCAATATGCTTCAGACCAGGGCGTTACTATGCCAGACAGCTTCTTTACAGATGCTGCCAATAAGCTTAATGACCCAAATAGCAACATGACTCTTGAGACTTATCAGAACAATATCAAGAGCTATGCTCAATCTAAGTATTCAGGATTTGCTGGACGTATTGCCAATGGCGAGACTGTATCTACAATCGCCGCTCCATACAAGCAAGAGTTTCAGAACATCCTTGGCGTACCAGCGGATAGCATCGACTTGACCGCCAACTCAGGTGATGGAGCTACGCTCAAGAACGCTTTGTCTGGCAATGTTGATCCATCTACAGGCATTGCGCAACCTATGTCTATCTTTGATTTTCAAAAGCAGCTTCGCTCTGACCCACGCTGGAACAGCACCCCCGATGCAGCAGAGACAATGAATGGCATTGTTGAGCAAATCGGCAGAATGTTTGGAAAGATATAATGGCGACAGATACAAGTCTTGGAAAAACTGTTGCGGCTAATACTTCTGCAACAAAAGCTGCTACTTCAAACCTGAGCGCAGCAGATGCTGCTCTGGCTACTTTAACCAACGTTGCTTCGGCAGCTGCTGGTCTAGTTGCTTCTAACGCGAGTGTCAACACTGGCACAACTTCCAATACTGCCATTACCGCATTAACCCCAAAGCAACCTTCAGGTGGCACTGGCTCTGGTTCAGGCACTAGCACTGGTACTCAAAAGACCGTCGTTAACGTTGTTCAAAATTCAAATGGAACAGCAACTCAATACTGGTCCGATGGAACAACTACAACCATTGGTTCGACCACATCGACAGCTACCACAACTGGTACAGACAATGTTGCTGCTGCCATGTCGCAGCTTACCCAGTGGGGATTGCTTCAACCTGGTGACCCAAACTCGGCAACCCTTGAGCAAAAGATTAAAGACTTGGGAACTAGCGGAGCTGGCCCAAACACCATCCTTGCAGCCATCCAGCAGTCTCCAGAATATGCAGCTCGCTTCTCTGGCAACACGGCTCGTACTGCTGCTGGCTTTAACGCCCTTGACCCAGCGACTTATGTACAGACTGAAAACTCTTATCGTGACGTGCTGGCAGCCTCTGGCGTACCAGCTCAGTACATGACACAAAGCTTCTTGGCTAACCTCATCGGCAAGAACGTTAGCCCAACAACCCTTCAGGGCTATGTCAACAATGCTGCTCAGCTTGTTACAGCGCAAGACCCATTCTTAATGCAGCAAGCTTACAACCAGTATGGCTTGACCCAGGGTGATGTTATCGCTCACTTCTTGGATCCAAACAACGCTTTGCCTATCGTTCAACAGCAAATGGCTAGCACCCAAATTCAGGCAGAGGCAGCTCGTCAGGGCTTGTCTGCTAACCAAGCCAATGCTGCAACCCTTGCTGCGCAGGGTGTTACCCAAGCTCAAGCTCAAACAGGTTTTGCTAACATCGGCAGCCAGTTGGCTAACCAGCAACAGTTGGCAAGCACATACGGCTTTAACGCTGGTGGCATTAGCAACGAGCTTACCGCTGCTCAATTCAACGCTAACGTTAATGGCGTTAGTGCTGCACAGGCTCAACAGGATATAACCCGCTTGCGCGCACAGGAAGTTAACCAGTTCTCTGGTTCTTCAGGCGCTTCTAAGGGCAGCCTCTATACAGAGAGCGAAGGCGTTTCCTAAGCCTATCAAGTTCCGTCACTATCCATCGGCGTAGTTGACGCGTATTAAAGACCGAGAGTGGGAGCCAACCTTCCTTCCCCTGGGAAAAGTTGTGGCCTGCGTTCAACCAACAGAAAAGGGAGTGCCACATGGCAAACCAATATGACGAAGACGATGACTTTGATCTTGAAGAAGACGAAGTTGTAGAACAACCTGCTGACTCTAAGGGTCCAGCTAATCTCCGCAAAGCCTTGAAACGAGCGGAGAGAGAAAAGAAGGAACTGGCTGAACAGCTAGCAAACATTCAAGCAGACCTTCGTGGTCGTTCCGTCAAGGAAGTATTGGAACAGAAAGGCGTATCCACAAAGATCGCCAAGTTCATTCCTGGCGACGTAAGTACGCCTGAGCAGATTGACGCATGGTTAAACGAGAACGCTGATGTGTTCGGTTTTACCGTGAGTGAAGATGCTTCATCGGAAGCACCAGAAAACCCAACTGCCCGTGAGATGCAGCGTATCAACGCCTCTCTTCAAAACGCAAATACCCCTTCCCGCGACGTAGACGCAGCGGCGAAGTTGGCTGGCGTTAAGACAAGAGAAGAGCTTGACATGCTGGTATTCGGACAATCGGTTACTGGTCGCGGACGACGTTAAACAACCCATCCACGCACAATATACCCAAAGAAAGTAGGTGACGCATGGCTAATCAATATACCGACTCAATCGGCTCTACTGCTGGTATTCCAGGTTTAGTACAGACCGCATATGATCGCTATGTAGAGTTTGCCCTTCGTGCTGTTCCTCTTATCCGCGACGTTGCAGATAAGCGCCCAGTACAGCAAGCAATGCCAGGTTCGTCTGTTGTATTCCAGATTTACACAGACATGACCGCAGTAACTTCTTCTCTCTCAGAAGATGTTGATCCAGATGCAGTAGCACTTGGAAACACAACCCCAATTTCTGTATCTCTCCTTGAGTACGGAAATGCCTCATTGACAACTCGTAAGCTTGAGTTGTTCTCACTCTCAGATGTTGACCCAGCGATTGCAGATATTATCGCCTTCAACATGGCTGACTCTCTTGACACAAACGTCCTTAACGTTCTTGTCGGTGGCCCAAACGCTATCGCAGAAGTTAACGGCTCACTTGTTTCAACCTACGCTGGTTCATACACCAACGGAACAACCAACAAGTCAATTCTCTCAACCGACGTAATCAAGTCACGCGATATTCGTACCGCAGTGGCTAAGCTTCGTGCAAACAAGGCTGTTCCACGTCAGGGAGAATACTACTGGTGTGGTATTCACCCAGAAGTTTCATTCGACCTTCGCTCTGAGACAGGCTCAGGCGGATGGCGTGATGACCACAAGTTCTCCGAGACAGGTGCAGCTGAATTTTGGCCAGGCACCATCGGAACTTATGAAGGCGCAATGTTCGTAGAATCACCACGTTTGTTCAACACAACCGATGGTACAGGTTCTACTGGTGCAACAGGCACCTTCGGAACATCGTCTTACGTCAACGGTACTGGTGGCGTTCGCGTATTCCGTACACTCGTTGCTGGAAAGCAAGCATTGGCTGAAGCAGTTGCTGAAGAGCCACATGTCGTGTTCGGTCCAGTCGTTGATAAGTTGATGCGTTTCCGTCCAATCGGATGGTACGGCGTTCTTGGCTGGGCACGTTACCGTGACGCAGCTTTGGTTCGTATCGAATCAACATCTTCGATCCACAACTCTTAATTTGAGTTAGTTGTCTCCCAGCCTCGCACGTGGGGCTGGGTGGCAACACCCCTATTGAAAGGTAGCACATGGCATATGTTTTCAAACCACCTACGGTGGAAGAAGGCCCTGCGGGCTTTGGCATATTGTTTTGGCGCTATCGCTTACCACGGGCAAATTCAATTCTTGTATTTGGTACAGCCGTAGTTAGTACGCGTACCCCTGCCGTACAAGATACTCAGTCAGCAGACTACTGCTACTTGGGTGGACATGAGTATGTACTGTCCCAGGCGGAATATACGATTTTAACAAACGCTGGTTACGGCGCTAACATCACAACGGTTTAGGAGCAGGCGTGTTTAGTCCAGGACGATACAACATTAGCATTATCCAAGGCACGACCTTTAGCATTGCTCCCATCTGGCAAATCGATAACCTGCCAGTGAACATTACGGGCTACTCAGCAGACATGCAGGTGCGCGATGTATCGGGCAACCTTATTACTGAAATTTCTACAGCCAATGGACGCGCTACCATTAACGGCGCTCTTGGTCAAACCACGCTGGCTTTGACAGCAGCCCAGACTGGCGCTCTCGCCGTGGGCAACTACACATACGCTTTCAACCTGACAGATACTTCTAGCAACGTCTATCAAATCCTCAACGGATCATTCGTTGTTCAGGCTACGGTGATACAATAATGTCAGTCACAACTAGCTCTATTTCGACTGTACTTATCCCCGTCACAACCAACGTATTTAACGTTGGTTCTACTCAACCATTAGTTATTGAACTGGGCGTAATCGGCCCTCAAGGTATTCAAGGAGCAACAGGTGCTAACGGTAACACTGGGCCTACTGGCAATACTGGCCCCACTGGCAGTGTCGGCGTTACTGGTCCGACGGGAGCTACGGGTAATACAGGAGCTACAGGAGCGACAGGAAGTGGCGCGACTGGCGCAACTGGTGCAACAGGGAGTACTGGAGCAACAGGACCCACTGGTAACACTGGAGCGACAGGATCCACAGGTTCTACTGGCTCAACAGGTGTTACTGGCCCGACAGGGGCTACTGGATCCACAGGACCAACTGGAGTAACTGGACCTACTGGTTCAACTGGTAGCACAGGTGCTACAGGTGCGGGTGGTTCATTGGGTTATTATGGAAATTTCTATGACACGACCACCCAGACCAATGCTGGCGCTACAAGCGCCAACCTTATCACCATTAACACCAATGCTGGCTCTAGCGGAGTAAGCATCGCATCTGGCAGCCAGATTACCTTTACTTATGCTGGTACATATTCTGTCAATTTGCTTGGTCAATTCATTACCACAGGCGGCGGTAGCAATTATCAGGTCAACGTCTGGTATGCCCTCAATGGCACAGCGATGACTGAATCAACCGCAATTTTTACCACCTCTGGTGTTAACAACCAAGTACTTGCCAACATCGAAGACTTGGTTACCGTCAACGCTAATGACTACATCCAGTTCTACTGGTCCTCACAAAATACATATATGGAGTTGCTTGCCGCATCAGCAGGTTCATCT